GAAAGGGAAGAATAATCCGAATGCTGGGTTCATTTCATACGGCAACGGGAAAAGATTTGGGTTTGATGGAAATATATTCAGATCTGATGGAGCTATATTCACCGATAACCATGGATTCGGAGCGTATAGCAATCAGTACAACTCAAATGCTCCATTCATGGTTGAAGAGGCTGGTTCATTAGACAGAGACGCATATCACCCATTTATCAAAGGGCGAGTCAGAAGAGCTGGCCAATTCGGAACAGCATTCTCTTTTGGCTATACAACAAGGCAGGACGCAGGTGACGGCTTCGGGCGAGGTGTTATTCACTTAATTGAAGATAGTGGAAGCAATAGGTGGTGGTCTTTTGAACACAATGGCGATTTCAAAAGTCAAGGAAATATAATTAGCGGTAATGGTAGAGGCTTAAATTCTGCACTGATGGAGCATATTTTCTACAACTTTAGAAATAAGTTTCAAATGGCGGAGTATTCTGGTCACGGTGCTGTGTCAAGAGTTTTCCGAATTCCTATCACAGATAACAGAGGATTTAAAGTGTATGCTACTGAGGTTTCTCTCGGCCCGAGTCTTGGAGGCACAACATTGAACCTAGCTGAGGCATTACAAGGGTTCAAGGTCGGTGTTGCAACAAGTGCTGTTGGGGGACACAAGAGAGCTTACGCTGTAGAGTTTAATGGCGACAATATGGTTAATATTTATGTAGATCCTGTAATTGCCACACAGAAAATAAGTTTGATTCTAATTGGTGAGTACTTCTATTAAGGATTGATTATGTTTAAACAATTTAATATTAAATCTAAGATTTTTGATGAGCCGTTTGCAGTGATGGCAGAAGATGGGGAATATACTTTTGAGACATTTGGCGAAGATTGGTTTCCTGTCAATTCTCAGGAGGAGGTTAATTCAATCTGGTTAAGTGTGACAGGTGGCGGTGAGGTATGGGTTGAAGATGGGGTGATTAAATACTCTGGTGCTGCTCCCACTGAATATCATTTCTTTGATATGAAAACGAAGAAATTCAAGGAATCACAAGAGAAAAAAAACAACTTCTTAACATCTAAAAAAGAAGCCTTGCTTACCTCTCTGGCTGATAAAGCGGATAAAATTAAAAATAGCTTGCTCGTTGGATACCCTCAAACTGAAATTGAGAGTTTTTATCGACAAGAGAAAGAGGCTTTAGCGTGGCAGGTAAATAATAAAGCCGACACGCCAATGCTTAAGCAGATTGCACGCATCCGTAATATTCCTTTTGATGTTTTGGTACAAAAAGTGCTTGAGAAATCAGAGCAATTCGCCCTTGCTGTTGGTGTGATTATTGGGCAAAGACAGGCGTTTGAAGATCGCTTGTTAGCCACAAAGACACTAGAAGAACTCACAACACTTGAAAAGGAAATCGTAGAATGGAAATTCCAAGTAAATTAAAACTCTACGCTTATCACAATCTAATCGCTTTAGACCAGTTATTAAATGCCTTAACAGGCGGAGCAGCAGATGAAACGTTATCAAGTCGCACCTATCGTGGTGCGATTTTAGTTTCCAGTCCAAGAAAACGATGGACAGTGCTTTATCGTTTGATTAATTGCTTATTTAGAGATGAAGAACACTGCAAAACAGCGTATGAGAGCGAATTAAAAGGCAGACAGCACGACAAGCGGTTTAGCCAAATGCGTAAGGGGGCTTAAATGTCACAAACCGACATTATTCTTTATCGAGGCGATGATGAGGAGCGAAGAGTTCGGATTTATGAGAAGCAACAAAATGACGAACTTAAACCATACGACCTAACCAATATCAAACGGTTAGATTTATGGGCTAAAGTTAGAAGCCATACTGTAATTTCTCTATCTAGCACAGATGAAACCATTAAAGTCGTAGATGCAGAGAATGGCGTAATTTTACTTAAATTTCACCACGATTTAACGAAATACGCCATTTGGTCAGAAGCAAATTACGACTTACAAACAATATCCAACACGGGGGCGGTTAAAACGGTGATTAGAAACGCACTTTTTAAACTAGAGGGCGATGTCACACCGCAACCGAATGAAGAAGATGTGTAAAGATGAATTAGTAGTAATTATTGAGCCGCCTCAAGAGATTGAGGTGGTAATTGAAAAGGTCGAGATTGTCAAATTAGGTGATGGACAATGCGACCAGAAAATCCCAACCCTCGAAGAATTGAAAACTTTTTATAATATAGGAGCTTTATAAGATGGCAGCACAAGAATTTCACCAAACCCTCACAGCATTTGCCGAGTTCGTAGGTGAGAAAGATAAGGAAATTACTAAACTTATCGGCAACCTAACAACTTTAAGCACAACAGAGAAAACAAATCTAGTTGGTGCAATCAATGAATTATTTCAATCCGTAAGAAGCCTATCTGGTAGTGCGGCAGGCATTAACGACAGTGCGACTAACGAAACTTCAACGCTATCCGCCAAGAAAATTCTTGAGCTTTTAGCACAAGCGAAAGCTGATGTTAAAAATGATCTTTTAGGTGGTGAAGTTGAGCAAAGCATTGACACTATTAAAGAGTTAGGCGACTTGCTCAAAAACATTCAAACTGGCGAGGACGGCTTGAATAAATTAGTTCAAAAAGTTACACAAACCAATCAAGCCTTAACACTTCTGACAGGTAAATTCACAACGTTAGACGGACTTAACCTTAAAGAAGCGTATCAAAGAGGATATAACAGATAATGGCGCTTGATACAACACTTAATCAATTTGCCGAGTATCTAGGTAGTGAGGTTAAACGAGTTGAGGGATTGATACCGACAGGGGGTAACACTGGCGGTCAATCTAGCAACTCGGTAATAATCACTGGTAACGGACGACCTGACAAGCCAGACACAACTAGCGGAAAGATTACAGGTAATGAGCCAAATGGTACTTTTTACAGTTCAGTTAACGGTGCAGGTGTAGGAGCTTATTTGTGGCTGAAGCAAAACAACAAATGGGTTGTTATTTCTGGTGATACAGGTAATCGCATAATTAGAAGTGCTATAAATATCAAAAGCGGATTTGTGTATCTTCAAAGGATAAATAACCTTGTAATATGCTCTTTCACAGGCGGGGCTTGGAGTTCTATTTCCTTTTATGGAAAAAATAACTCAAACTTCAAACGAAAATCTCACGCTAAACGATTTGATCTTTTACAAACAAACAAAATACCAGCTGGTTTTCGTACACCTCTAGCATTTATGTTACCGTTTTATGATGATAACGGAAATCAAGTAGGAATGGTTTATGTAGGTGGAACGGGGAACTATAACTATATTGAGTTGCGATTTAAAGAAGATGTGCCGACAGAAGATCTTGATTTAATGAGATTGCCTGTTATAACTTGGGTAACAAGCGAGCCATTCCCCGAAACCCTGCCTTAATATCCATATTGGCATAATAGATATTTTGAAACATCCGGATGTCTTTACGCATATTTTATGGCATTATTAAAACCCTGTAACTTTAGTAGTTTCGGAAAAATGGATAGTGTTTCGGAAATAAACAATATTACAGATGTATAATAAGCTGATTTTATTAGTTAAAAATTGGTGTTTTTAAATTTGTACGTTTTGACTTCAAAAGAGCATAATCCAGTATTTACGCTATCTAAAGTCAATTTTAATTCCGAAACCTTTTCTTATTTTTAGGTTTTAAAGATTAATAAAATCAATGAGGTTCAAAAACGTTTCGGAAAGTGATTTGTGACAAAAAAAGGCTCTTTAAATGAAGAGCCTTTTTTTATTTGGTAGGATTGAGTGGTTTTTCTTTTCTGATGTAATGTTGAGTGGTGCGTGCAGAAGTATGCCCAAGTTGTTTTCTTGCTCGTTCATCATCAATCATTAATGAAAGGTCTGTTGCTGCTTTAGCTCGAAGATCTCTCAATTGCACTTGGTTGATCTCTTCGGCTAGCTCTTTATATTTTCTTGATGCCGCATTACGGGTGTCTTTGAAATAATCTGTAAGTGATCTCCGCTCGAGTTTTCGCCCCCATTTATTCGTAAACAGAAACTGATTTTCTTCAGTGATCCGCTTGTCGATAATCTCTTTTAGTTTACCTATAACTTTAATCGCAACACGTTTACCTGTTTTTTGCTGTGTAATATGCAGTAAATCGTTGTAGATGTGTGAACTATGGATTTTTACCACGTCTATTGGACGTTGTCCGGTTAAATACATCACATCCATAATATCCTTCATATCCCCGGTGGCGCAGTCGTAGATTTTATCCAAGATATAATCTTCAATGTACACATCACGGTAATTTACTTTGAATTTTTTAACCCCTGTCGACGGGCTAATCTTTTCAGTGTAACCCCATTCTCTCGCCATGCTCCAAATGTGGCCAAATAACCCAACTTCGATATTTGCGGTTGGTTTAACGTCTTTTCTCCAATCTAAATATTCACGAATGTGTATAGGCTCTATTTCATCAAGTGTAAATGGTGGATTTTGGAAGTATTGGCGCAATTTCTTTATTGCCTGAATGTTTGAGTTTCGAGTATTCTTCGCTTTTTTAAGCGGCACAACTTCTTTTTCGTATCGCTCAAGCACTTCAATAAACAGAATATTATCTTTCTTCGTGAGATACTGCATATTTAGCTTCGCAGCTTCCAGAATAGCAATGTGCTTATCTTTTCCTAACGAAACTTCTTTTTTATCGGCCATCGTGTAGTAGTAATAAACCACGATTGAGCCATCTGCTCTTTTGCGATTCCGGCATACTAAGCCTTGTGGCAATCCTTGATTAATTCGTTTTCTTGGACGTGCCATAATATCCCCCTTACTAACTTAATACTGCAGACCGCCTTCTTTCTTTTGTTTGTGTAATCTGCTGCACTTTCTCACCTTTCAAAATCTTGTCACCATCAGATCGTAACACAAGCGGGAATTTTCTATTTCCTTTTGGATGAAGAAAAGGAATTCCGAATTCATTTAAGCTTTTCATCTGATATTTTGGACAAACATATCCAGTTATTAACGCTAATAATTCTGGACTGCAGTATTCATCAAAAAATTCTCTTTCCATATTTTCCCCAATAAAAAACCGCCCATAAGAGCATTAATTGATTCGTTGAATACTAAAATAGCATGCGTGTAGTAGCTCATTTTGCTCAATATATGTTGCAGTTGGGAATAATTGAGTCATGAGTTTAACCGCTCTATCCTTGTCTTGTTTTAAGTTAAATGATAAGGATATTGTTATATTTTCCCCAATCATACTGCACACAGATGTAGTGTTCATTTTTATAAAACCGAACACAAGTCCTTGATCCAATCCAAGTTTAAAGCCAAAACTTTCAAATCTTTTGATTATTTCTTGTTTAGTCATATTTACTCCAATAAAAAACCGCACATAAAAGTGCGGTAAGGTTCTGTTACTATTCACCACGGCTTGCAAATGTCAGGCACTTCAATAACCATAATTTGCTCTGGTTTAATTCTTTTGTACTTAATCCAATATTGGACTATTTCCAATGCCTCTCCCTCGCTGACTGTTTCTCTAGTCTCTCTTACCATTCCCCATTCATGTCCGAACTGACATTCAATGACAACGTATCTTTTGCCATTTGATACTTGTAAGTCCTGTCTAAACATCTTTTACTCCACGAGAGATAAGCCATATTTTCAAATTAAAAAAGAAAGCTTCTTCAGATAACTTTCTTTTTTGGCTCCTATCAAAAAGAATGACGGCATAGAGAGCAATTAGATAAACAACCATCCAATACAGCACCATTTCCATATCAATCACCAGCTTTACGGTTTACCTTTGCCATATTAACCATTGGTAAAATATCAACTAGCGGTCGCTGTAAACTAGCTTGGTGCTGATTGTGGATATTATCTTCAGCCCATTGCAGAAAATCTTTTACAT